GGCGGCGAGCCTCGACGGCCAATCTTCGCGGCGTGCTATCATCAGCGGCCCCATGTGATTTGCGCGTCCTGCAATGCCGCAACATACGCGAAACCGAGGTCGCCGGGGTAATCTATCGCCTGATCCTCGGGCGTGTAGCGGCGCTCGCGAGCGCGCTCCAGGTCGATCAGTTCGCTCTCGTAGCTGATGGCGATTGTCGCGGTATCCTCGCCATCCTCGATTGCCGGGACGTCCAGTCGACCTTCAAACTGTAGCACCGGGTCCGCCACGACTGAGCCGCCGGAGAAGAAGGCGAGATAGACGCGGCCGGTCTTGCCCGAGCGCGCGTCACCAAGCGCAGCGGCGAGCAGATCAGATGGCACGCCTGAGAGCGTCACCGTCAGGCCCGAGGCGCGGATCTCGTTCGTCTCATCGATGGCGGAGATGCCGAGTAGCGTGCCGACGCCGTTCCATGTTTTGCTGTCCCACGACAGGTTCCCGATGCCGCTCCAGAGCCGGACCCAGCCCGAGGCGAACTCGCCCTCGAACAGGATGCCGACTTCGACCGACGCGGCCTGTAGCTGCGTGATGACGGATGCGGTGAGATCGCGCGCCATCAGATCGCCTCGACCGCGCCGAAGGCGAGCGTGTAGCGCAGCCCCGATCCCTGTAGCGCCCAGCCCTGCGTGTTCGACGCGAGGCGGAACAAGCCCTTGGCGGCGCTCGTCGTCACGACGGCGTTATCCGCCGGGCTCTCGCGCAGACGCGGCCAGATATCGAGCGTGATCTCGCCGCTGCTTTCGGTGGCGTCCACCAGCACCTTGTAGAGCCGATCACCGATCTGGAGATAGTCGCCAGCCTTGACCGTCGCGCCCGCCGAGAACCCATCGACCAGCAGCGTCTCGCCGGTCTGGCCCGCGCCCTTGACCAGAGGCGTTCCGGCCCATGTGCCACGCGGCGTCGCGCCGCCAGGATCGGCCAGGCGGAACGTGCCCCAGGCCCCGCGCAGCGAGGCTAGCGCGGCGATCCATTCCTCGGCGGCGGGACGCTCCATCTCGGCGACGGTGACGTCCGCTTCCCAGCGCGCGCCCTGGTGTCGGACCAGCTGCTGCTGGAAAGTGAACGGCGACGTCGAGACGCCGACGACGTTCGACATGCGAAGCTCGACGCGCGCATAGCCGCCGGATGTCGGGAGGGTGATCGGATAGGAAATGGTCATGATCAGGTCCCCATCGCGGCGGCGAACGATCCGCCGCGCATCCTGGCGTCCGCCACCGCATCGACGGTCTGGCGCTTGATCGCCGGCATGAGCGCGGCGATCTCGGCGCGGACGGTCTGGGCGACGCCGGTCGAAATGTTGATGGTCTGGTGGACCGTCACACCGCCGCCCATCGACACGCCGTTCGGGACGATGGTCCCGGCGCTGTTCGGCACGAACACCTCCGGCCCTTCCTCGCCCACGACAATCGGTCGATTGCCGACCACCGGCCCGCCGTTGGCGAAGCCGGGGAGGCCGAGATCAGTCGGAGACATGGCCCACGATGCAGGAGCAGCGGGAGCGAATAGACCGCCGAAGAAGCTCGACGCCAGACCCGCCAATGGCGCTGTCACCGTCTGCCGCAGGACAAGGCGCCCGATATCCTGAATGATGCCCCCGAGCACGCTGCGGAAGCCCTGGCCCTTCACGATGGCATCTTCAAATGCGCTTTCAAACGTCAAGCCAAGATCGCGCGCGATGTCACGTGTATCGCTGGTCGTGCGATTGAGACGCGACCAGGATTGATCGGCGGCGCGAGCGTATTCCTCATGCGTCAGACGTCCGGTGTTGAGCAGTTCGTTCAGCTGCTCAAGCTCGCGCGCGTAGGCCACCGCAGGGTCAAGCTGCTCGCGCACGCGGCGCGCGTGCTCATCCAGTGCCTGAGCGTGACGATCGACCGAAGTCTTCGCCCGGTCGAGATCATCGGCGGCGCGATTGACGAGCGCCGAGTATCGCTCCTGATCGATTGCACCGGCCTGGAGCGCGAGACCGAGATAGGTCAGTCGGCTTTCGTACTCGCGGGTCGCGCGCGCAGCGGGATCGAGGCTCTCGATCACGGACTGGATGGTGGCTTGCGTCGCGATCTCGGCCGCGCGCGCATCCTCGGCGGATTTCTCCTGCTCCTTGCGCTGCGCGACCAGCAGTTCGCCCGTCGCGATGCTGTAGTCGTAGGCATCATTCGACATCATCGTCGCGATGCGGTTGGACTGTTCAGCTTTGGTCAGTTCTTCAAGCTTCTTGGTCAGCTCGGCGATCTTGTCAGCGGCGCGGCCAGCACCGACAACATTCGCTTCGTTGCCGACGTTCAGTCCGAGTTCCTGTCCACCGCCGCCGTAGGTTTGAACCGGCGCGCCCGCGCGGAGCCGCGCGATCTCCTGCTGAAGATTGGCGATCTGGATATTGGCTCCGAGGCGCGGCGTAGGCGCGGTGGCCCTCTTCGTTTCCTCGTTCAGTCGCTCGATTTCATCGACGAGAAGCTCGATCTCGGACTTCGTCGCCTTCGCCGCATCGCGCGCGACATACATCTGATAGGCCACGCCACCGATAGCCAGAGCCGCGCCAGCGACCGCGCCGAACATGCCGAACATGCCGAGCATCTGCGATCCTTGCTGGACAAACGCCGTCACCGCCGAGCCGCCCGAGGCGACCTGCGAGGCGAAGTCTCCGATCTGATAGCCCGCCTGTTGAGCGACCGCGCCGAAGTTCCGGCCCGATGTTGCAGCCGCCGCAGTCGCCGCCCCCATCGCCGCCGTCGCAGTCGCCGCCGACATGTATCGCTGCTGCGCGAGGCTGATGATCTGCGCGCCGCGCTCCTGCGAGATGCGCCCGCGCTCCATCGCGGAATTGACCCGATCCACGATCTGCTCATAGCGCAGCTGCGAGGCGAAGCCCTTATCGAGCGATGCTTGGAGGCGATCCATGCTGGACGAAGACGAGACCAGCGAGCGGGTCATCTTCTCCTGAGACTGCTCGACCCGGCCGCTGCTCGCGGAGATCTCGGTGTTTGCCCTGTCGATCTCCTGTGCGCCGCGCGTGTATTCGCTCGCGTCGAGGCCAGCGCGAAGGATCGACTCTTTCGGCGCGTTGATCATTTCCGTCCCTCAATCTCGCCGCGCACGGCGAAGAACTCGCGATCCACTCGCATGATCAGTGCCGCCTCGTCAGGCCGCATCTCCGCGCCGGTCAGCCTCGACCATGCGTCGAGATCAGCCCAGGACAGCGGCTCGGCACCGTTGAAGCCGACGCGGCGACCCTGGTGCAGGTCGAGCCACGTTGACCATAGGTGCTCGCCCCACGCGGGCAGTGGTGGCCCGTCTAGGCCCGCAGGGCGGCGTCCTAGCTGCCGCGCGACGCTCTCCAGGTGGTCGCGCTTGCGACCGCCCTTGCGCGGCAAGTCTAGGTCGAAACGGTGACGCGCGAAGGCGATCAGCTCGCCGTCGCGCTCAACCAGTTTCCCAGATCGCCTATATGCTCCTCGACCTGTCGGCGCACCCAAGCGAAGGTCGGATCGCTCATCAGTTCGCGCTTCGCCGCTTCGTCGCACTCGACGTCGAGCGGATCGCCGGCCAGCGAGTACAGCCGCCAGCCGGTGATGAGCGCCACCAGCATCCCGACCTGTTCGGCCTCGATGTCATCGGCGGTCAGCTTCGCCGCGCGACGGTCGAGGCGCGCGATGGCGGATGCGCGACGCTGCGCGCCAGCCTCGCGGCTGTCGAGCGACAGGCAGTCGATGTAGGCGGGATCGCCGTCGCGCGACAGCAGCGGCGGACGACCGGCGACGGGGATCGAGAGATAGCAGCGCGTCGGCTTGTCCACCGACGCGCCGAGACCGGCAAAACGCGACATGCTCAGGCCGCCGTGTCGTGGATGCGAATGGTGGTCGTGTCGCGGCCCGCCGCGCTGCCGGTGTAGCGCAGCGCTTGGAACGGCAGCGAGATCGTCTGACCGTTCGCGCCACTCAACGGCATGTCCGCGCCGCCGAGCTTGACGCGCGGGAGGTAGATGCAGATGGCATCGGCGTTCGCCGCCGAGCCGCTATCGACGCGCACGATCAGCTGAAGCTCGCTCTCATTGAGGAAGGCGTTGAAGAGGGCGAAATCTTCCACGAACGCCGACACCGTGCCGGTGACGTTCGCGCGGCCGAGGAAGATCTCGGGCGCGATGTTTTGATTGATGACCGCTTGCATCTCGGCTTCGAGATCGAGCGCGATGTCGATGCCGGTGACGATGCCGAGCGGCGACGAGCCCGCGTCCGGCGACAGGATCAGACCGTTGGCCGAGGCGCATGCCGAGGACGTCGTCGCGGCGGTCGGCGCGGTGAAGTAGGGCGCGCTGCCCGCCGAGAGCGAGACCGCGTTGCGCCCCATGAACGGGATCTCCACAGTCGAGAGGCCGGTGGCCGGGAGCGACAGCGAATAGCCGGACACGCGGCATTCCGTGAAGAGGCGCGACAGATCCAAGTCCTCGCGATACTCCTCGATGCCGAACTTGCGCGCCGTGAAGCCGCTGGCAGGGACGATGGTGGTCTTGCCGGGACGCGACACGGTGAAGCTGGTGTCGGCCACCGCGTCAGTGGTCGGCGCGGGCGACACCGTCACCGTGCGATTGCTCGTGCCACCGAAGGACCGGATCACGAAATTGCGGTCGTTGTTCGCCGTCGCGGCGAGCGTGCCGAAGCGGATGATGTCGCCGACACGCAGACCGCTCGTCACCGGATCGCCAGCAGTGAAGACGAAGGCCGAGGTCGAGTTATCGCTGGTGACGCTGGTGAATTGCGTATTCGACAGCGACAGCGCCGACACCGCCGAGTCGCGGTGCGCGGCGACGAGGAGTTCAAACTGCGTACCCGGCGACAGCTCGCCCGAGATCGAGCCCTCGACGCGTCGCAGCCCGTGGCGGAAGTCCGCGATCTGCCGGTCGGTGCGGATCTCCTCGGACTGGTAGGAATCCTTGACCAGGTTGAGACTGGACGAGACCCGCCGCAGCACCTGACCGCCGGACGTGCCGGGGTCGGTCGCGGTGTCCGGCTCGCTGTTGGCCGTGATCGACCCGCTGGAATACGCCTTGTAGACGATGCGTGACTGCACGCCTTCACTGATCGGCATGATCGGGTCTCCTTACCCTTGGAAGCGATATTGAAACGGGATCGACGCGCCGCGACTATACCACGCGCCGTTCGAGCGTGTCGTGTCGGCAATGCCGACGATAGGTCCGACGAAGGTCAGATTGCCCGCGCGCCGCGCGCGGAGCGCCACGACGGCGGCGTCGAGAAGGTCGAGGGTGACGTCCTCGCCGATGCCGACCTCAGAGAACACGCGCACCGCGACCGCGCCGAACCAGAGCCGCTCGTTGGCAAGCGACCCGCCGCCGAACGCGCGCATCTCCTCGCGACTGAACTCGGCGTGCAGGTGCAGCCAGTGCTGCACCTCGCCCGGTGTCGGCGTATCGGGGTGTGCGTTCTCGTGCCAGATCACGCGATAGGTCTCGCCGTGCGGCCAGCGCGCGTCCCAGACTGCCTTGATCTCGGTGCGGATGGTTGTCCTGAGGCTCATGCCCGGTACTCATACGTCCAGGGCATCATCGTGCCGCGCACGAACCACGCGCCGTCCTCGGTCGCGCTGTCGAAGATCTCGGTCGAGCCATCGATGAACGACAGGCCCGCCTCGCGACGCGAGCGGTAGACGCCGACCGCGTCATCGAGCAGGTCGAGCGCGGCGTCGTCGCCATAGCCGGTCTCCGCGACCACGCGGATCTCGACCGTTCCGCGCCACTCGCGGTCAGATGCCTCGCGACCGCCGGCATAGGCGCGCACATCCTCGCCGTCGAAGTCCACCACGACATGCACCCACGCGCGCGCCTCGCCGGGCTCTGGGACGCTCTCGTTGTCGTTCTGCTGCCAGAGTACCCGATAGGCCGTTCCATGCGGCCAGCGGGCATCCCAGGCGCTCCTGATGGCATCGCGGATGACACGCAGCGTGCCGGGCGGCGCGATAAGCTGGATGCGCGGCGGAATGCCGCCGATGGCGATTGCCGCAGCGGCGACCTCGATGGCCTTGCCCGCCGCGAGTGTCGGAGACGCGGCGGTGAGCGTGATGGTGGCGGTCGGGACCGAGATCGACTTGCCCGTCGCCAGCTGCGGCGCAAGCGCCGCGAGAACCTGAGCCGAAGCGAGCGGGACGGTGATGCTCTTGCCAGCCGAGATCGACGGCGCTTCGCCTCCGAGGAGGATGGTGGCGGTCGGCGGCGCGATACTGATGCCGGACGCCGCCTGGATCGTCGGTGGCGCGGCAGAGAGCGTGATGGTGGCCGAGGGTGCCGCGACGGACTTACCCGCTGCCAACGACGGAGAAAACGCGGCCAGCGTGATCGTGGCGGCAGGAACCGTGACGGCATCGCCGACCGAGACGGCCGGAGCGCTTGCCGACAGCGCGATGGTCGCCGCCGGAACGGCGACACGCTTGCCCGCGCTGATCGACGGAGCGCTGCCCGCGAGGCTGATCGTCGCTGCCGGGATGGCGACGCTCTTGCCGGTCCGGATCGTCGGAACCTCGCCGCCCATGAGCAGGGCGGCGACGGGAACGACGATGCGCTTGCCCGCCGAGATTGCTGGAGCGTTGCCCGCGAGGCTGATCGCGGCGGCAGGAACGGCGACGCTCTTGCCCGCCGCGAGGCTCGGCGCGCTGGCCGAGAGAGAAATGACAGCCGCCGGGACGACGATGGACGGCCCCGTCGCGGCCTGGATGGTCGGCGCAAGGCCCGCGAGCGTGATAGTCGCGGCAGGGACTGTGATGCTCTTGCCCGCCGCGAGGCTCGGAGCGGTGGAAGCGAGCGTGATCGTCGCGGCGGGAGCATCGATCCGCTTGCCCGCGCTGACCGCCGGAGCGGTGGAAGCGAGCGTGATAGTCGCGGCAGGGACTGTGATGCTCTTGCCCGCCGCGAGGCTCGGAGCATTCGCAGCGACGATGATCGTCGCGGCGGGGATAGCGACGCTCTTGCCCGCCGCGAGGCTCGGAGCATTCGCAGCGACGATGATCGTCGCGGCGGGAGAGGTGACCGTGGCTCCTGCCGCCGCCACGCCGTAGAGATTGGCGAAGAGGAACAGCAGCCCTTGGATGGGCGTGAAGGTCTGGATCGCGCTGGGCGCGATGCCCGCGACGGTGATCGTCGCGGCAGGAACATTGATCGTCGTGGCTGGCGTCGCGCCAGCACCAGACGCGCCGAGCGGTGTCGATGCTAGCGGCGCGGATCCGAGCATCGCTTACTCGGTCGGTTCTTCGTCAACAGCAGGTGGCGCGGGCGGGATCTCGACTTCGCGCCAGGTCTGCCGCATCGCGCCCTCGCGCATCTCGGGCTCGGCCTCGACCAGCATCATGCCGGGAGCCGGACGCCAGCGCGGCGTCGGCAGAACGAGCGGAATGCCCGCGCGCTTCAATGCCTCGATGTTCGCGCCTTCGGGGATCGAGCCGTCAGGATTGAGGAGAAACTGCTTCACGCCCACGATATGACCCTCACCCATCCGTCGCCACCGTTGCCGCCAGCGCCGCTGGCGTAGCCGTTATCCGATGCTGCGCCGCCGCCGCCGCCAGAGCCGTATGCTCCGTTTCCGCCAGCGCCTGTGGCTTGGCCGGTGGCATAAGAGCCGCCGCCGCCGCCTGTGGCGACTATGCGATCAAATATCGTCGTCCCTGATGAATTGGAGCCGTTGCCCCCAGATGTTCCTCCCGATGCGCCCGCAATATCTGATGCAATCAAACCACCGTTAGATGTTGTCGCAGCTATGATAGCCACTCCATTTGAACCATTCGTTGATGTTGTAACTGTCGCAGCTTGACCGGAGCCGCCGCCGCCGCCGGTTGATGCTACTAATTGTAAAGTTCCTGGCGAACTTGCCGTTGTCGCTGCTCCTGATCCACCGAGTGACCCAGGTACAGATTCAAATGAAGACGAGCCTCGGCTACTGGCAGAACCAGAACTTGAGGTCGTGCCTCCGCCCCCTCCGTTTCCAAAACCAGACGAAAAATGAGAAAATGTTGATCCTGTTCCAGCGGTGCCCGCTATGCCGTTTGTTGAATCAGAAGTCTGAGATGTTCCGCCAGTTCCGCCAGTTCCGACAACAACAGTCTCCGTTGCTCCAAGCACGCTGGCCGGCACAATAAAAGACACAGTGCCTGCGCCTGCTCCACCGCCGCCACCGCCGCGCGCCGAAGAGGTCGCATACCGCGCCCCCGATCCACCGCCGCCGCCGCCGCCAATCGCGATCACTTTGACCATCTTGGCCCAGCTAGGCTTCGTCCAGGTCGTGCTTCCCGC